TTAGTTGAACAGAACCAACTGCTCCGGGAAAGAGCGCCAGTGCTGACAGACGTTCTCGGTTCTTCCGAAGCGAAAACGCGTATATGCCCGCACATGAACGCCCTTGATCCGGTTAGGCAAATTAGCCATATCGGCACCTCAAGGCAGACCCTGAGAATGTTTGGCGTGTTGCCCGTCGGGCCCAAAAGAGCTAGGCTCCCCAAGTGATCTGACCAAGACACCTGGTGACGGCTGCTGAGGAATCCTCATCACCTCATCAGTAGGCGAGCGATTTGCCTTCCACGCGGCCCACTAGCTTTCGCAGAGCAGTGGGCCGCTTCTTTTTGCCTGCACGTACGGAAGACCCGATCACTCAGCGGTGGGCGGTACGTGAGGCGAGATTTGTTGTCATCAGGTGCCCTCAGGTTTTGCCATCGGGTAGCGCTTCCAACGGGCGACGTAGAGCCCAAACATGCTGGTCAGCATCTCCCAGTCATCGGCATCCAACGTTTCCGGCACCCAGACCGTTACGCTAGGTTTGCCTGGAATCGGAATCTCAAATCGATGCGTCCCGGCTGGCGGGTGCTCAGTGATGTCGCTCGGCGCCGATTTCTCCGAATCACCAGGACTGGGCACCTCAGCCTTTTTTTCCCGCTTTGATTTGCCACTGCTCGACGCTGTTTTCACCGGCTTCACATTGTGAGAGACCTTGATACCAGCCTCCTTCGCAGCGGCCAGAAAGAAACTGATCGCGCGCCCGATCGTGCTCCCTCCCAATCCTTGCTCCCTGAAGATGTCATTGACCTGCTGGCCACTCGCGCGCTCGATGTCGAGCCCCGGGACGCCTAGCAGGAAGTCATACGACTTCAGAAGTAAGTCACGCATGATCTGAGGCCGATCCTCATCTGCCGCCATGACGAAAGCTTCGAACAGCGTAGTCGGCTTAACGGTCTTGTCTCCGGCTACCAGACCGAGAAAGCGCAGCGCGGCGATGGTCTCGAACTGGGCCGAACCAGACAATTTCGGCATAACAGAACGGTCGATCTGAAGCGGGACATGCCCCCCCTCCCTCACATCATTCGCGAAGTTCACAAGCGTCTTGAAGGACCCGTAGGGAGGGGTCAGGGGCTTCGACTGTTCGACGGGACTGGCCATGGGCGAGGCTCTGTATGCGATGTGGAGATCGTAGATTCGCTCTGCGCGAGGATGCAAGCGAAATTTTTCCATAAAGACTCCACCTGTATACCAAACTATACAAATTACGTAACGAATGAGGCCAACAATGAATCGCTAACTGATTGTTTTTAAAGTATATATCGCATTTATCCAAGCAATTTGGACGAATTTGCGTTTTCCTATACGGACGACCGGAAGACGTCGGTAATTTGCGCCTCTCCCCAAAGAACTGCGCAGAACGTTATCAATGGGCGGGGTCGGAAGAGGCCGCCGCAGCGGCCCCATGGACCTTAGAGGTCCGGCAGGCCCAGCCGCCTCCGCAGCGCCGCCACGAGCACGATCGAGGTCCGCACCAGTGCGTGCTGGTCGCGGGTCAGCTGGTCGTACATCTCCAGCAACTCCGGGGGGATCTGCCCCACCCGGCCTGCCTTGAAGGCCTCCATCGAGACCACCTGAGCCTTATGGCGCTCATCTTCCATGCCCTTCTCCAGCGTCTGGCGGCGAGAGTGCCGCCCCCGCGATGCCTTGGGCCCCACCTCCAAGCCTGTTGCAGGGGAAAGAAAACCAGCACCACTGTCCATGGGCTGGCCGTTCTCCTGCTTTCCTTCTCCAATGGCCACCAGCTGCGAGTCCTTCTTGTCCATCGGTTACTGACCCCTGTATCGGTAACGCCGGCACCAGCGCCGGCGTCTTCACATTGCTTTCATCCGGTCAGGCCCGATGGGGTTACAGCGTTCCCGCAATTACTCCGTCACGGCCTTGTTCAGCCGCGCGGCCAGCTTGGGGTTGAGCACGATGCCGGCCTCAGCCCTGGCGCTGTAGCGGGCACGGTTCTTGATGGACTGCTGCAGACCGCTCGAGGTGATCGCCAGCTCCGGATTGGCCTTGTTGAAGGCGCCGATCTTGCTAAGCACCGAAGCCCGGTCGCTGGCGTCGCCGTTGCGCAGGGCCATGGCGAAGGCGTTCACCAGCGACTTGCGGCGGTCGAGGATGTGCTGCTCGTAGTTCTTCAGCGCGCGGGTGGTCTCGTACTGCCTGGACACCTTCTCCGGGGCGAAGCCGTTGGCCTGCAGCAGGATCTCCCAGGGCGACAGGTCCTCGACGACCGGATCGCCGCGCAGGGTGTTGACGCCCTGGGTGGCGTAACGGCCAGCCTTGATCATGTCCTTGAGCCCCTTGGGCAGCATGGTCTCCACGCCGCGCATGATGTTGCCCTCGTCGACCTGCTGCTTGCCAACCAGCACGTTCTTCAGGACACCGCCCATTGGCCCTGCGGCCTGCTCGAGCAGGTTGTTGAACATGCCGCGGCCGTCGAGCTCGCGATCGGCGTCGCGGATCCACAGGCTGTCCAGGCCGACACGGCCGGAAATGTTGGCGCCGGTCAGCTTGTCGGCCGGCCCGTGCAGCAGCAGATCCGCACCGCCCTGCCCCACCATGCCGGTGAGGAAAGCCCGCAGCTCGGTCTCTGCATCCCACGGCTCGTCGTCATCCCCGAAGGTGGCCTGGATGCCATTGAGCGCCCCCATGATCATGCCCATCATCGGCAGGCCCATGGCGCCGGAGAACAGTGCGCTCATGCCCAGCAGGCCGGTCAAGTTGCGACGTGCCACCCGGCGCACTTCGGGGTCCTGCCCCTTGGTGGCCTGCCACACCATGCGCCCGAGCGCCCAGGTCATGTTCAGGCTGTACTGCCGGAACATCAGCAGCACCTTGGCGGTACCGCTCTGCATGAAGCGGGCGCGGTTGGCGTTGCTGTAGTCGAAGTGGGTGTCGAAGATGGCGTCCCGGGCGAACTTCACCGCCTCGTCGAATGACTTGCCGTCGGCACGGGCCAGGCGGTAGGCGGCCATGCCGGTCGCCTCGCGGTTGACCACCTCGGTCTTGTGGAAGCCCCAGCCGATGATCTCCATGGCCTTGCTCCAGGCTGGGTTGTAGCTCGTCATGCCACCTTCGGCGATGCCTGCGAGATTGTGGGCCTGCGTCTTCTCGATGGCACCGGAGGCTTCAAGCGCCTGGTAGGCGCGGAGCTCGTCGGGGTCGGTCAGCGTCCTCTGGATGTTGCCCACGGTGCGCACAGCGTCGCGGCTGGCGGCCAGCAGGTAGTTCATAGCCTTGACCCCGCCGTGCCGTGCGGCCAGGTAGGGGTAGCTGACCAGGGCGGTCTGGGTCACGTTCACCAGCGCCGCCGCCGGCGTAGCGCCCAGGTAGTAGGTAAAGCCGAACGACGAGATCAGGTTGGTCAGCGCCGAGTCGGTCGGATTCATGATCCATTCGTGCCGCTTGCCCAGCTCTTCCAGGAGGGCGTCGCCCGCCACGATCTTTCGCGTGTCGACGCTGGGGGTTGCCTGAATCTTCTTCTGCGCGTCCTTCAGGTCGGTCAGCACCCCCTGCAGCTTGTGGGCGTATCGCAGTCGGGCGAGCTGGTGCGACCCGTGCTGCATGTTGTAGGCGAAGGCACGCACGGCATCAGGGTCGAAGCCAGGCACCGACTTGCGGTGGATCTGGTGCTTGCGCATCGACAGCTCCGGCATAGTCTGCAGATACAGCTGGTACACCTGGTCCTGGACTGCATCGGACACATGCGCCGTCCGCAGCTGGTCGATCACGTCGGCAACGAAGGTGCCGCTCGGTGCGTCGGCCGCCCTGCCCTCCATCTTCATTCCCCGGGCGGTGATGGCCCACTCCTTGGCCTGGAGGTCCTTCACGGCTCGGTCCAGCTCGTTCTGTGATTCGAACATGAGGAAGGTGTTGGTCCCGCCCTTCTCCGCTGCGACGAAGAACTTGCCGAAGCGCTGCAGGGGGAAGTAGACGCCTTGCAGCCGCGCAAATTCGAACTGCTCGCGGATCTTGTTCACCAACATGCGGCGGCTACTGTCGCTGATGACCTGGCCTCCAACCAGATCACCCCCCTTCAGGTCCTCGATGCGTTGGATCAAGGCCTCTTCCACCGCGTCGGACCTCGATCGATAAGCATCACGGAACTGCAGATAGAACGACTTGGCTTCTGGCGTCAGCTGTGACCACTGCTCGACCAAGGGGACATACTGCCGGCGGCGGCGTGGTTCGACCTTCAGCATTGCTTTCAGCGTCTTCACTTCATTCATCATGTTTGTCTTGGTGTCGCCGCTGCGTTCCCTCATCTGCTGCTGGATCACCTTGATCGCATGTAGAACGTTCTTGCGGTTGACCTCCTGAAGCCCCTGCCCGCCTGGCGCCTTGAACTGTAGGGGTTGGTACTCGCGCGACGGATCTACGCCGTCCATGGTGGCCTGGTGCATGAGGTCGAACAGGCGCCGGCTTTCCGCCCTGTTCTTGCTGGCCCACTGGCGCGCCGCCTCGGCGATCGTGTCCGCCTCTGCCTGCAGCTTGTTCCGGTCGGCCTGCATCTCGGCCAGGTAGTCCGAATAGCGATCGATGGTCGGGAAGTAGTCACGCCCCAGCTCGGTCAGGTGGCGGGTGGCCAACGCACCGAGCCACGTGGACCGCAGCGAGTCCTTCACCTTGCTCAGGCTGAGGTCCTCCAGCTTCTGCCGGGCACGCTCCAACACACCCTCGCCTTGAATTCCCCTCTGGATAGCATCGATGTCCTCGAGCGCGTCTGCCGGCGGCATGCTGAAGAGGCGGCCGCGGGCCGCCCGCGTCACCTCGGCACCGTTGGGCAGCACCACGCTCCAGGTGCGCGGCCCACTCCCAACCGGATCGGCCAGCACCTGGCCACCGGTGCGCTCGGCCTCAGCGCGCGCGGCGCCGAGGGTCAGGAAGTCAGCCGGGCGGCCCCGCTCGTCGGCGAGGTACCACTGATCGTCGCGGCGGAGAAATCGACCACCGTTCTGCTCAAGGAAGGCCTCGCCGCGGCCGTCGATCTGCGGTTGTGCGAACGAGTAGGACCGCACCATTTCCCGCTGCGCCTGCGCCGACATGCCGGCGCGCAGGAAGCCGTCGGCCTGGCTCAACAGGTCCCGAACCTCGGTCTCGGACCACTTCAGCGACGGCATGACGCGGCGCAGGAAGCGGCGGACCGCCGCGGCGACGCGGCTGGTGAAGCTGTTGCGGATCCCCCGCTCTGCCATGACGGCGATCGCTTCCTTGGCGAAGGTCTCGCGATCGACGGTGCCGTAGCGCTTGGTCACATCCGCCAGCACCGACTTCATCGCAGCGGTACCGGTGCCGTCGGCGGCCAGCTTGTCGATCGCGTCAACGATCTGGGTCCAGTCCTTGGCACCGACCACGGACTCAACGCCGTAGTGCCCGATTGCCTCGTGCGCCAGCACCTGCGCGAAGCGCTGCTCGGTGGCGATGTTGCCGGCGTTGATCCAGACCGTGGGCCGACCGTCGTACATACCCTCGGCGCGGCGATAGCCCGGATCTACCTTGGCGCTGGCCGGGAAGTCCTCGGCCGAGCGCACCACGACCACGCTGGGCGCGTTTTCGCCCCAATGCCGGGTCAGGTCGGTTTTGAGCTGCAGCGCGCGGTCGAAGTCCAGGCCGCCGCTGGCGGCAGGCGCAGCGGATCGGTTTACCCGCCCGCTGGGCCCAGGTGCTTCAGCTCCGGATCCTTGGCCAGCTGCTCCTTCGCCCACTGGCCGGAGGCCCGGTACTCGGCCTGCAGCGACGCGATCTCGGAGGGCGTCAGCATCGAGACGTCCCTTGTCGAGGGTGAGGATGGCGCGCGCTTCGGACTCGGTGAGGCCTTCGAAGCCGTAGCCGAACTGGTCGCGCCACCAGGGTTCGATTGATCCGAAACGTTCACGGACGTCGGCCAGGCTCTGGGAGTTGAGGGCGATTTTCCGCGAATAGTCCTTGCCGGTCAAAGCCGTGGCCAGCACCACCTTGCCGCCGTTGTCCTCGATGTGGGTCTTCAGCTGGGCCAGGGTACTTCCCTGGGTCAGCGTGTCATCGATCAGGACGTAGTCGCGGCCCTTCTCCACCTTGCCGGTAAACGGGGGCTGGTTGGCCAGCCGGTGCAGGGCATCGCCGGCACTACGATTGACCTTGGCGGCCTGGACGATGTCTTCGGACACCTGCAGTCCCAGGCGCTGGGCCAGCACCTCGGCGGCCATGCGCGGGATGCGGTTGTTACCCGTGGCTTCCTGGGACTGCACGGCCACCACCAGGGGCTTGCTGCCCTCCGGTAGCGCAGCACGCACGTCCTGGACAAACTCCGGGGTGATGACGTCCCGCGCCACGCGCAAGGCCGCAGTGTCGTCGCCAGCTTTGGCTGCAGCGTAATCCGCGTGCGCGCTCAGGCGACCGGGACGGTGAGCCGTCACGACATCGGGGAAGTCGGCCTCCCAGCCACGGCGGGAGAAGAGCCGGACACCACCGGTCGGGGTCTCTTCGTGCTTGACCTCGGCGAAGAAGCGGTCGAACGCGGCATTCATGGCCTGGCGCTCGGCGCCGCCGGGGAACGGCCGAGCGAGCTCGGTACCGACCGGCACCGCGAAGCGCGGGTCCGAACCGAAGGACATGAAAGCGCTGGCCCGGCCGGTATCCTGCAGGCGGTCCTCTACGTAGGAACTGAAGGCACGTGCCAGGAGCTCGTGCGGCGCGGTCCAGTAATTGCCCACGCGACCATCGTCCAGCTTTCGGGCCTCGGTAATGAACGAGGTCGGCACGTTCTTGGTCTTCGCCTCGCCGGCTTCTGCCGACTGCCACAGCTCCACCCGGCGCTGATACATGCCCATCGCATCGCGCAATCGATCCAGCGAGCCGGTGCGCTCGGAGTTGAAGCCGGTACGGTTTGTAACGGCCTTCAATACGCCGTCCAGCGCGTCCAGTTCTTCGTTGGTGAACCGTACTCCGCCACCCTTGGTCGGCTTCGCATCGGTGCTGAACGTCTCGCCGTTGAGCAGCCGATCCGCTGCGGCGTCGAACGTGGCCAGCTCCTGCTGTGTTGCCGGTCGCTTCCGCGATCCCCAGGCCCGCTCCTTCTCGATGTGGGCACGCAGATCGCCCAGTTGCTTCTGCACCTGGTCACGGGCCTTGCCCAGGAAGGATTCAGCGCGCGCCGTGTCTTCGACATACTGCTCGGCACGGGTTCGCATGGTGTCCATCAGCTCCTGGAACGCCGCACGCAGCTCCGGACGCACGTTCCCCCGGAATCGGTTGGCATTGCTCAGGTAGTCGTCAACACCCGACGCCTTCATGACCTTGTCGCCGCGACTGTTGGTGATCTGTTCCGACCCCCGGCCGTCCTGCCGGCCGAGGTAGTGGTCCAAGGCGTGCATCCACTCGTGGGCCAGCGAACCGGCACCCTTGAGCTTGGTCAGGTTGATCACCGCATAGTCCCGCTCGTAGTGCGCGCGGGCGCCGCTGAGGCCGTGGCCACGTGCACCGAACGCCAGGCCGATCTGGCCGTCCAGGCTCATCGCGCGCGGGGGCAGGTTCAGCAGCTCGGACAGGTCGACCAACGCGTCGAAGGCGTGATTCATCACCTCCTGGCGCTCGTCCTGGTTGTTCCACTTGCCAAACTCAACGCCTCGGAAGCCGAAGGTGTCCATGAACTGTTGGCCCTGGACATCGCCCTCGCGCCGCGCCTCACCGATGCGCATGACCTTGTCCGGCCGCGGCAGAGCGTCCTCGCCCACGGTGGTCTTGGTGTCGATCAGTGCTGGCGCGTTCTCAGCCATGTACTGCAGCGCCGCCGCGCGGCTGTCGAAGCCGTCCTTGAGATAGACGCGCTTGCGGTCGGTGACGTCGCGCGCGATCGCCCAGTTGCCGGGCTCACGCTCCACGGCGCGGTGATTGCGAGCCAGCTCGACCATCGGGATTGCCGCTTCGGCCTCAGCCTGGCTGGCGAAGGTCTGCCGGCTGGCCAACGGGTTGCCCAGGCGGACCTTTTTCGCCTTGAACAGGCGCCAGCTGCCCGGGCTGCGGGCGTCTTCCATCGCGACGTACTTCTTTGACCAGGCTGCACCGGTGTTCTGGTCACCGTCGGGGTCTGCCCGACGCTGCGGCCGGGAACCGGTCGGCTTGGCCAGGTCCTTGCGCGCACCGCCCAGCTTCTCACCCAGGTCTTCGATCACCGCCGGGCTGGCGGCCCGCTTTTGCGGCAGCGCAGGCGCAGCGTCGGCTGCTGCGGTGCTGTCCTGTGCGGGGGCGGCAGCCTTGCGGGCCTTTGCGATCGGCTTGCCGAGCACTTGCTCGAGGTCGTTCGGCGACGGGGTGGTGCTGTGCCAGCGCGGCTTCTCGCCTGGCAGCGGGTTGCCGGCGGAATCGACCTGCTGAACTTTCACCTGCCAGCGCTGATCCTTCTCCGGCGGTCGAAACTCGATCACTCGATCCCGGGTGTTGCCATAGGCTTTCACGACGCGTCCGGGCGTGAAGTAGGCGCCGAGCGTGCCAATGTCGCCGCGGTCGTACTGCGGAGAACCACCGATGCGTCGCACCTTGGGCGAATAGGCCGGGGACTGGTCGGTCGTTGCCGGCGCTGCAGCTGCGGGTTCACTTTCGATCCTGGCCAACGCACCACCGGTTTCCGACGGCGCACCGACGCTTTCGGCTGCTGTGCTGACGCCCTGCCCCGTTCCACCTGCGGGCGCAGCGACCTGCGGCGCCGGCGCGGGCTCCGCCTGCTGGGCCCTCGTGACGCGGCGCGTGGTCTTCTTCGGATCGCGCACCCAGGCCTTGAACTGCTCCTGTGACATTTCCTTGATGCCGCCGAGGCCCGTCCAGCCCTTCGAGTAGTTGGCCAGGTAGGTCTCGCGGGCTTCCTGCTCCGACGCGGTGCCCATGATGACCTTGTGCTCATCGAAGGAGCCGTCCTTGTTGACCTGGTCGACCACGTACACCGGCAGCGCCGGATCCTCAGCGCGGTCGGTCATGAAGACGTCGACGTGGTCCTTGTCCTTGCCGACGGTGCCCTTGAAGTAGCCGTAGTGGTTCTTCAGTGCGGGCCAGCGTGGATCCCGCTGGCTGCCGGCGGGGTTCTCGATGCTGATGTCGTGTCCGTTGATGCGGACGTGACCCTTCTTGTAGTTGCCAGCTTCCTTCTGTGCATCCGTGGGCGCAGGCAGATCATTCTGCGGGTTCGTCGCCGCCTCAGCAGCCGCAGTGGCCACCTTCGGCACTTCGGCCTGCGCGGGCACGCTGGCCTGGCCAGCGCTCGCCTCGGCCACGGACTGCTCCGGAGCGGTCCCGGCCAGGCTGGTCGTCTCCGTCGCGCCGGCTGCGGTCGGCTCGGCGACCGGTGCGCGAGACGAACCGGTGTCCAGCTGCGCCGCCGCTTCACCAGGTGCGCTCTGCAATTCGCTGGCCAGTGGCTCCGGGGCGGATCGATATGTTGGCGCGGCACCATCCAGCTGCAGATCTGCAGCCGGTGCAGCCTCCCTCAACGACTGCTGCGCCGGCGATGCCGCGCCGGCGGCTTCACTCGCCGCCAGGTTGCCGGCATCGCCTGGCGGCTCAGTGAGGCCACGCCGACGCTCGCCCTTTACCTCGTCCAGCAGCGGGCGCACACGGGCGCTGGGCAGGCCGTACTGGTCACGCATGGAGCGCAGCAGGGTGGGCGTATTGATTCCGCCATGCGTCTCGACCTGGTACTGCAGGCCGCTGTGCAGCAGCTGCTTGATGTCCGTCGTGGTCGGCTCTCGAAGCGCTTCACCGGTCTGGGCATCGACCCACGGCGGCGCGACCGCAGGCGCCGGAGGCGCCGCGGCGGCCGGAACTTCCGGTGTTACCAAGGGCGCCTGGCCTTCCTGAGCTTGCGGGGCGACGGGTTCTGCCTGCGCTGCCGCAGCTGTTGCGGTATCCGCAGGCTCAGTGGGCCGTCGGGCCTGGGACACCAGGTTTGCGATGCCGGCAATCGAGTCGGGGACTGCGTCAGGGAACGGTACCGTCGGCTGCGGCCGCGCAGCGACGCGAGTCCCGTCGAAGGGAGCGGACATGCCGCGGCCCTGCGGAAAGCGCATCTCAGGTTCGGCCATGACCTCCGGGCGGACCCTGCCAGGCGTGATAGTGCCGTCCGGTGCAGCAGTCATCACTTCCGGCGGCGGAAGCGCCAGCATCTGGGGGATCGGCGGCGGTGGCAGCGGAGGTGGCGTCGGCGTCGGCCGGCGTGCCAGGCGTTCCCGCTCCGCATCAGCTGCCACTGCGGCCTGGTTGTCGCCGCGGCTGGCGATCGCGCCGCCGGCGGCCATGCCGCCACCGAGCAGGCCGCCGATCGCCGCACCGGTACCAGCCGCTTCAGGGACACCTTCCCACGCCGCTTGGGTCGGGTCGACCTGGCGCTGGCCAAGGTTGCCGGCGAGCTGCGAGCCGCCCTCCTGAATGCCTTCTTCCACAGTCTCGCGCGCGGCGCCGGCCAGCATCGCTTTGGGCTTTCGCGCCAGGCCCCGGGTGAATACATCGGCTTCAAACGGCGCCGCAATCCGGCCGGCGATCGCCGCGATCGGTGCGGTGATCGCCTGCGCTTCCATCGATGCGCCGCGCGCGATCGTTTCCTTGACGGTCTGCGGGTCACCGCCGGCGGCGACCATGCGCTTGTATTCCGGATTGGCATCCCAGACCGACTGCGGCTGCGCCATCGCCTGCTGGTAGGTCTGCTGGCCCGCCGATCCGGTCTCCATGATCGTCGTCATGCCGGTGGCAGCGGCAGTCGCCGCGCGATGACCAGCGGCGGTGGCTGCCGTTTCAGCGGCCTCGGTACCGAGACCCTTGGCCAACGCACCCGCCAAGGCCCGTTCGCCCGCCCGCGCAGCCGCAAGGCGCGTGCCGGCGCCCATCGCGGCAACGTTTGGCACCTGCTCGGCCAGGAAATTGCCGATCAGTCGCGGCGAGGACAGCACCTTGCCGGCACTGGCGAAGAAGCCCTTGGTGTCCTGCAGGTCCTGTTTTTCCTGCTTGAGCGCATCAGACTGGCTCTCGCCGAGGTAGTCGGTGGCCATCTGAGTTGCCTTCGACAAGCCCGCGCTATCCGAACCAGCCCGGCGCCCGCCGAAGATCTCGGATGGCGTGCCTGGTACCAGCGCGGCGGTCTCGGATGCGCCCTTGACCCCCAGCCTGTCCAGCGCGCGCAGGCCCTGCCGCACGATGTTGGTCGGCTCCATGGAGTTCCGCTGCTCCACGGCGCCACCGAGGATGTTGGCGGCACCGGAAGCAATACCGAGCCCGGTGTCCTTGATCGCCTCACCCCAGGATCGCTCCGGGCGCTTGGCCACCTTCTGGAACGGGTCGCCCTGTACGGGGGACAGCGTCGGTCGGCGCGCGACCTTGTCGGTGGTTGTGGAGGCTGGTGCTGGTGCTGGTGCTGGCGCTGCAGCTGCTCCGGCGCCGAAGGGATTTCCGTCGACCTTTTCAATCGTTGCCATCAGAGATTCACCTTCGAGTAGCTTCCGTCGTTGTTCTGCACGTACCAGTTCCCGTCTGGTGCCTTACGCGCTCCATCCACGGGCGGGGCCTCTTGCGGGCGCAGCCCCGCATACAGTGGATCCGCATCGAGCTGGGCCAGGGCGGCCGTCTTCGCGGCTTCGTCCATCGTGACGTTCCCGGAAATGGCGTTGAATCGATCGGTGTAGGACTTCAGGCGGTCGGCATCGGTGAGCTCCCCGGTCTGACGCGGCGCCTGGGCGGCGCGCACGTTCTTGCCGTCGGCGCCTGTTACCGCCCGCCAACTACCGTCGCCACCTACAACACCCATGCTGCCGTCGGCCGCCACCGAGATCTCCGGCCGGCGAGCAATGCGGGCGGTTTCCAGCGATGCCTGCCGGTTGGCGGCGTTGTCTTGCATCTGTGCGTTGAACTGACCGGCCTGCAGCGCGCGGTTGGCGTCGCCCTGTGCCGCGACCGCGTTGACCTGGCCAGCGGCAAGATCGGCCTCATCCTGGGTGCGGAGCGCAGATGCGCGCTCGGCCTGGCGCGCGCCGGCCTCGCCCAGGATTGCCTGCGCTACTGCGGCGCGGCCGCTCGGGCTGCCTTTCAGGCTGGCGCTGCCCATAGCTCGGGTGAGCTTGTCCACCGTGGTGTCGGCGGGGTTCTCAATGATCCCGCCCTGGCGACCACGCTGCACGATCTGCGGCGTTGGCCGCGGAGCCACCACCGTCGGCGCTGCAGGTGCAGCCGCAAGGGGGGCCACCATTGGTGCCAGCGTGCCGCCGGCCGGTGCGGCCGCAGCACCGCCGCTGGCTGCGATGGTTGCGGCGGATCCGGTGAACACCGAATTGCCGTTGGCATCCACGGTTCGTGTAATGCCCGCTGGCAACGTGGCAGTGCGGCCGTCCTGCGTCGTGTAGGTGCTCGGCGCAGCTGCTGCCGGGGCTGTGGACGCCCGGGGTGCGGCGGCACCTGCAGCGCCCGCCAGGGGCGCCGTGGAACTGACACTGGAACTGACCCCGGTGAAGTCTGCCCCGATCGACGGCCGCCCAGCCAGGCGCGAACCAGCGAGGGCTGCAGTCGAGTCAACGCTGGAGCTCACACCGCCGAACGTCGGTTTTGGCTTCACGGCACCGCCGAGCCTCACCGGTGCGATGCGACTGAGCGCGCTGGCGGCGCCACCAATCGGATTGAGCTGGCTGGGCGCCCTCAACGGCTGGCCCTGTTGTGGCGACGGTGCCGCGCCGACGGCTGCGCGGCCTGCATCACGCACGAATCCGGCCGCTTCACGCCCTGGCGCCGTCACCGCGTCGGCTACGGTACCGGCCGCGCGCAGGCCTGCGCCGGCGGCCTGCCGCGCCATCGTGGCGGTGCCGGCGACACCGCTGCGCAGCGCCGAGCCGAAGGCCGTGCCGGGACTCGGCCGGGCGGCAATGCGGGGCTGCCCAGGCGCGGCGCCGGCAGGGTTCAGTTCGTCTCGATCGTTGATGGCCATGCGATTCCCCTTATGAAGTTGAGGCGGATCAGGCGTCCGCGATCTCGCCCTGGAAGCTGTAGTTCTGCGAGCAGGAGTTGGATTTGCTGCGGCCGCTGGAAACGCTGGCCCCGTAGTTGACGGCGCTCATCGTGCTGGCGGCGAGCTGGCTGGAGATCTGCGCCTTTGCCCGCTGGATCTCCGCCGACTGAGCCAGCAGGCCGAGCATTTGCTGGATGCGCATCTGGGCCTGCTGCAGCTGTACGTCGACGTCGGCACGTTCCCGCGCCAGTCCGAGCTCGAAACTGCGATCGGCCGCGGCAGAGGCCGCCTGCTCCACGCCGGCGTCTGCGCTGTAGATCCGCGCCTTCGCGTCGAACGCCTGGCCGACAGCAGCCAGGCGAGCGCGCTCGCCGCTCAGCGTCGCGTCCCAACGAGTGATGCCGGCGCGCCACACGTCCAGGTCAACCCCGTGCTGAGCCATGCGCAGGCGCTCGGCCTCGAACTGCATGTTGTTGCTGGCCGCCCAGGCATCGACACGCTTGGCATTGGCATCGACCAGCGTGCGATACAGATCCGCCCGTTTGCCCTCGCCCTCCACACTGGCCGTGTAGCCCTGCCACTCGGCGACGTGGGCACGCCAGCGCGCCTCATAGGCGTCGACCTGCGCGCGGTACTTGTCGATGCCGAAGCGGTTGATGTCCGCCTGCACCTTCACCGCCTCGACGCGGGTGCGGTAGAAGTCGGCCAGGGTGGTTACACCGCGCAGCTGCGACTCGTAGAGGCGCACCCGCTGTTCATTGATCTCCCCCCGTGCCCGCTCCCCCTCGATCTGGGCCCGGAACACCTCGACCTTGGCCAGCTCCGCCTGGATGCGATCGCGCAGCACCTGGGCGTCGGTCTGGTAGGCCTGCAGGCGGGCGTTGAACACCGAGATCCTGGCGTTCAGCACAGCGATGACGGTTTCGCGCTGGAACGTCGCCGCCTGCAGCATCAGCTTCTGCTCGTCGGTGTGCAGCTGCGCCAGCGTCCCTTCCAGCGCAGCGCCCTGAGCAATAGCCATGCGCTGGTTGGCCAGCGATTCTTCGAACTGCTTGATCGCCGCATCACGAGAGGCCTCGGCCACGGCACCCTGCCCGGTTTGCCGGACCTCCAGGATCCTCCCGGCCAGCATGCCCTGGGGCTCGGCAAAGCCACGGGCGGCGAAATCCGAAACCGCCTGGTCGACGTTCCGCTGGGTGTCCAGCTCGATGCGGCTGCGCGCGCGCTGGAAGATCGCGTCCTCGATGATCCTTGGCAGGGCCTGGCTACCGACGATCATCGGCTTCAGCGTGGCGGTGAGCGTGTCCACCAGCGTGCTGACATACGGGGTGGCCTCGAACTGCCAGGTTTCGTTGAACGGCGGCTCGATGAAGATCGGCTTCTCCGCCTCGAACTCCGGCAAGGCAATGTTCGGCACGTCGGGCAGGTTCAGTGCCTCGAACGTCGGCACCTGCGGCAAGACGTAGGTCGGCTCCGCCGGCAGCACAATCGGCGCCGGATCTACAGGAAGCGTCGGCTCGACCACGTTCGGCGTGGTCGGCTTCGCTCCGAAAGCGAGTGTCGGTGGTTGAGCGTCGAGCTCGGGCGCTTCGCTGATCGAGATCGGAGCCGCCACGAAGCCGGGCGCGCTGGGCAGCGGTACATCAGGAGCGCGGAATTCCAGCGCCCCTTCATCCAGGTCGGGGCGGCGCGGCCGCTGGAACGTGGCCTGCGGATCGGCGAAGCGGAAGTCGACGTTGAAGTCGATTGGGTCCAGCCGAACGCTGTTGAGGCCCTGCAGGTTGGACACGGCCATGTTGTACGTGGTCGAGCCGAGCTCCATGAACTTGTCATGCGCGCTTCCAACCAACGTGATCGCGGCATCAGCCGACAGGTCAGGACACCAGGTAGTTGCCATTCATGCTTCTCCGGTCAGCTCCACAGGACGTAGACCGTTACGTCCCAACGATTTGCACCTTGTGTCGCCACGGCAGCAGCCCCATCGGGGCCGTTGTAGCTGGTCTGTTCGCCCATGTAGTAGGGCGCATAGCGGTCGCTGTCGATGCGATAGCGCATCTCGAGAGTGCGCCCGTCCACGTCGCCCTCGATCTTCAGCAGGAAGTCGGTGCCTACGGCGAATGCGGGGAGCTCGGATGCCTCTTCGGCTTCGACCATTCCGTTGTTGAAGGTGAGCATCCAGTCGCTGGGCTGCGGATCTTCGCCGCAGTCCTGAACAAGGTTGAATGGCTCGCGCCAGAAGCAAGGTCCTGCCATGGTCATCCCCTAGTCCGGCGATCAAGATAGATCGGCCTGAAGTCGATGGCTGCGAGCTCGAAGTCGGCGCCGTCCACGTTCTCGATCACGAAGTCGAAGTCGACGGCCTTGATCCCCTTCCCGAGCTTCCAGCGGGTTTCCCGCTCACTCGACGCCGGCCGCTCCAGGATCCGGTAGATGGCCGCTTCCTTCTGGCCGCTCTGCTCGTTGACCGTGATCACATGCAGCAGCAGCGCGCCGGTGGCGGTGTAGCCGACAAACGCCTCGGGCAGCCGCTTCAGGCGGCGCGTGCCCAGTGCGGAAAGGCCCAGCCGCAGCCGCGCGGCAATTGGTGTGCCGTCGTCGTCATCGCCATCAAGCCGGTGCAGGCCGTCCGCAGCCGCGGCGTAGTAGCGACCGCCGATCTTGGCGAAGCTGTTGAACGGGTACTGGGTGTAGCGGCTCAGCGCGCGGCTTTCGGTGTTCATGACCCATGCCACGTACTCGCCGGTGTCCAGCGCCAGGCGGGTCACGAATCCCAGCCCGTCCTTCAGCAGCTGGGCCAGCTCGGCCGTCGCGCTGCCGGCGGCGCCGACGAGCAGCTGCTCATCCACCATCACCACGCCGGTACCGGCGTCGAATGCCGCGGCATCAGCCAGCATGCCGTCCACCACGCGCTCTGCGGCGTGCTGCAGGCTGGCCACCAGGTCCGCGCCCAGCAGTCCATCGGTGACCGTCTCCGTGCGCAGTGCCTCGATCAGGGCGCCGAACCACAGGCCGCCGACCAGGGCGTTCAACGCATCGGCGTAGGACGTGGCCACTCCCAGCATCAGCAGGCGGTCGATAACGCGCTCCAGCCTGATCGAGTCAGCGCGAATGTCCGAGGTGAAGACAACCCCCTCTTCGACCAGCAGCATGAACACCACCGCTGCCGCGTCTTCCAGGCTCAGCGTGTCCGCCGTCCTGCAGCTGGCCAGCAGCGCGCTGCGCCGGGTCTCGTCGATGGAGAGCACTTCGTTCAGCACGTGCGTTGGCAGGCTGCTTCGGGTCTCGCCGATAACCAGCGATGAACGCGGCGACGCAAACCAGCGCCCGCCGAACGCAGAGATCATTCGCGGTCGGGCAGACAGGCCTGCATAGGCAAGCGGCGTGGTGAGCTGTCGACCGCTGCCATACAGCGCCAGGCGCGCGCCGCCTGCTCCACGGCCGGGGGCAGTCTGGAAGCCCGCAGCGCGCACGCTGATCCCCGCGGCACCGCCGCCGATGTCGCGGCCGTAGCCCTGCCCAGATGTGATCAGGTTCAATGCGGCGGCACCGTTGGCGGGTACCACCGGGTCTACCCCGCCGCCGAAGTAGATCTGCCCCTGTCCAGACGAGCCCAGGCGCAGCACGGCCCTGCCGGCTGCGCCGAGCCCTGAGCCCACCCCCACGGCCCTCAGTGACAACGTGACCTGGCCACGCCCCTCGATCTCCGCATGCTGCAGCGGCAGGAACTCGATGGTCATTCGATGAAATCTCCGGTCGCGTAGATCGCACAACCCACAACCACGAGCCCATGGCTGGCTTGCTGCGACGTGTAGAAGCGCTGTCCGTTGTGCAGGTAGTGGACGGTGCCGCCGACGCGCCTTGCCTCCCAGAGGTCTTGGGGTGCATAGAACCGGATCGGCGATACGCGGCGGCCGCGCTCCAGCACACAAGCCTGCAGGCGGCCACCCTCGCTTTGATGGAAGTACAGGCCGTGTCGAATCCGGGCAGGGTCGAACAGCTCCGCCTCGCCCAGGATGGCGAACCCGACCACCACGCCCACGGCGCGGCTCATCGTCAGTCGCATCGCTAGGTCGCCGTTGAGCTCGTCGACACTGTCGGCACCGGCGTCCCACTCGAACACCGAGAGGGATTCTCGGCGCGGCGGAACGGCCGGCACGGCAGGCTCCGCCTTCTGCTCGGGGTACGTAGTGCAGGTGACTGGTCCAGGCGGCGAGGTCTGAACGAACAGGCTCCTGCACAGCATGTACCGCACGTAGGTGACGCCGTTCTGCTCCTCATAGGCAAGGATGGTGGCGCCCTTCGGCAGCTGCACAGCGCCATTGCTCGGAGCCGGCATCCGGCCTTCGCTGCACTCCTGCCGCCAGTAGCCCTGGGCCGGCGAGGCGCCGCAGACGGTATAGGAAGCCCGGTACGGCACCGCAGGTTTCGCGGGCTGGGGCGGGACGTACCTGGAGACTGGCGGCTTGGACAACATGTCAGCTGGCCTGGTCGGCAACCACGTTGAAGATGCTCACGCCGGTGCTGTTGCTGCCGTTGGCCGTCATCACGTCGCTGCTGAACAGCACGGCCGCGTTGGAGGCAGGCCCGCCCGCAGTGCCCTGCAGACGAACGCCGGTGGCGGAACCGCGGCCATCGTCTGCCGCTGAGCAGAACCGGTAGAACGAGGGGGAAAGGCTCGGGGCGCCGGCGTTGGCGCCCTCGAAAGCAATCAGGCCCTCCCACTGTTCGCTCGGCGCCTTGGGCAGGACGTTGCCGACAGGAGCGGAGAAGGTCAGGCCGCTGCCGGTGACCGAGAGTTTCGCCAGCTGGGTGTGACTGCCCACCATATCCAGGGCAGCGTCGGCCGAGGCCGGTACCGGCCCAGCGAACACGTAGAGGAAGCCGCCGTCGAGGGCATTCTTGACCTGCCCAAGCAGGGCCTGCGCGAGCGGGATGGAGATCGTCATGGTGCTGTTCCTTCGTCAGAGTGGGGGGATCGCAAACCACCATTCACCGATCTCGATGCTGGTGTCGGTGGCCATGGCCAGGGTGGGCAGGCGCATCTGGAAGTCGCCCGGGCTGTCGTCGTCTAGACCGATCGCGCCATCGATGCGGGGAGATTCGAAGGAGACCGCGCCGGCGTCGGGCGCGTTGCCGACCAGGCGGAACCAGCCCGCGGTTCCCGTGGCGAGCCCGCGAAGTACCCACCGCTGGGCGGCGTCCTTGTAGACGTAGCGGCCGTTGCGCACGAAGCTCAGGCCATTGGCCGAAACGCCTGGCTGCCAGACGCCGCCGTCAACGGTGATTCTCGCCAGCAACGCACCGGTGGCCGGCATGTCTGCAGTTTCCGGCTGGGGCCCGGTGCGGATCTCGATGCAACCGGCGCGGAAGATCCCCTCGAATGCCGACGGGCCAAGGATCGACGCCTCGAACCCCGTGGAAGTGTTCACGGCCATGAAGGCTCCTAGATGGGCTTGGGTAGGACGGTCAGCGGGTAGAAGCGCCTGTCCTCGGCGGTAACGCCGAGCAACGCCCCCAGGTCATGACCCGTCAGGTAGTTCAGTGCACCGGTGTAGGCACCAGGTATCGAGACGCAGTAGCGCCCCTTGTTGTAGTTCCAGCCCCCGGCCCAATCGAAGCCGAGGAAGTCCCTCATGCCCTGTCGATCCATCATCAGCGGCACCAGCAGCGACGAACCGCTGAACGCGATCAGGCCCTCGCGAGGGTGTTTGTTCCAGATCACACCCGTCTGATTCGGTGTGCGTGGGCCCCATCCAGATCCGCTGGCGCCGACCCAGTAGCTGCCGAACACCAGGCCATCGGTGACGGCTCCCGGGGCACGGGTATCCAAGCCCGGGAAAGGCGCGCCGGTGCCGGAACTCGGATCCCATGCCACAGGCTCGGACTGGCCATACACCATCCGGCCGGCCATGTAGGCAAACGGCTGGATCGTGTGAGCGCCGTTGAAGCCCTGGATCCGCCACCCGGAGAACAGGTTGTGGCGCACGTCCATGTACGCCAACAGGTGATAGTCCTGGCGGTCATTGCCGACCGCGAAGTCCCGATCGATCAAGGTGATCTCGCCGCCGTCGAACTCCAACACCACCGACACGCGCACCATTCCCTGGTAGTTGTTCGCCTCCACAGCAAACCGCCCCTCGCTCCGCCGCAGGGCCAGGTAGGCATCTTTCCGCTCCATGCCGGCGAAGTCGGACACGACCAGGCCACGCGTGGGTGCGACCAAGGCGAAGTTGCCGCCGCTCCCCGCGTAGTTGCCCTGCAGATAGGCAGCCTGGACCGCGGTGTGGGTGATGCTGCTGTCGGAGATCTCCACCTCTTGGGTCATGGTGTTGACCAACGCGACAGCGGCAGTCTGCTCGCTGTTGACGGTCCGAATCGCTCGGGTGCCATCGCCATTGAAGAACCAGGGCATGGCCGAATCGGTGAAGGTGTTTCCCGACGTGCTGCCTTCGGGGTTGATCTGGCCAGGTGTCATTCCCAACAGTCGATGGCTGCCGGGCTCGATGACCCAGTCACCCTTCTGCGGCGTCCCCTCGTTCCTATGCAACCTGAAGGCCACAAACGCCGACTGCGCGGTGGTGGGTTGGCCTTGGGTGTAGTTGGTGAACGCCACCACCAGCTCCTGGGCTCCGGCCGACGTCTTGCGCACACAGGCGGAGTTGATCCGCCACGACAGATATTCCGGGGGATCCTGCTGCAGCTCGTCACGGTAGGAGATCCGGTCGAACAGAGCCTGGCCCTGCTGCAGCACCCAGCGCGCGCCGATGTCGAGCAAGGCAACGTCGTGTACGTACCTCGAGCAGAATCCGTAGAACGACAGCGCCAGGTCCTCGCCGTCCTTCCAATCGATGTTCCCGAAGAAGTACAGCCCATCGGGATACAGATCCGGCCGGTTGTAGCTCTCGTAGCGTGCGCCCTGGATCTGGTCGACCACGTCCCATCGGCGCCAGTAGCGGGTGACCACACGACTGCCGGCGAACTCCAGCCACGCGGTGGGGTCATTGCCTGTCGGATCCACCTGCGACCCGCGCTGCGCAGGATCGCCGGTGGGAACGTCCCATCGTGGCCAGACGATGAAGCCGCCGCGGGGCTCTGGCGGTTCCTCCACCGGCGGCGGCCCCGGGGCAATGATGGTGACCCGGGGCAGCTCGCTGATCTTCTCGGCCAGCAGCACCGTGCCGTCCTGCAGCTCCCGGCGCAGGTTCGCGATCCCGAGACCATTACGTTTGGCCTCTTCGAGCACGAAGCCCAGCAGCTTCCTTGCTTCCGGGACGTGCTGGGCCGCAACCTCCCGATCGCCAACGACCACGATCGGTGTCCATCCGCTGTACCGCGGCCCGCTCATCAGGTGACGTCGCCCTCGTCCTTGGCCGACAGCACGTATTCAAGCGCCAGCTTGTCGCCGGCGAGCTGGTTGGTGCGCGGCGTTGCGAAGCGGGTGGCGGCGATCAGGATGTTCGCCGTAGCGCCCTTGGCCGAGCCCGTCAGCAGGCCGATCCCGTAGAGGTTGTAGGGCCCGCCTGCCGAGTACACCAGCGTGGCGGCGGCAAGGGCGGCGCTGTTGCCGATTGCCTCAGCCGTCGAGGGTGTGGTGGTCCAGGGCAGACGGCTGGCGTTGGTGTACCCCGTGAACTCCGTGGCCACGTCCTTGAAGGTGGCTCCCTTCCAGTCCGCCGCCGGCGTCACGTTGCCCGCGAATGGCGCCAGGTAGAAGGCGGTCTGCTGGCTGGTGCCCCCGAGTGCGGTGTTGAGGATGTAGTTCAGGCCCTCGTTAACCAGTCGATTCGGGTCCACCTGCCACGGGCCGAACTCCCCGCCTGCAGTGGCGTGGGCATGCCTGAAGGTGCCGCCGATGGTCGCGCGCGCCGCGGGAATGTAGATGCCCGCCTCGGACAGCTCGTACTTGTGCCGGCGGATTACGCGAATGGCGTCGCGCCCCACCGTGCCCAGGTTCTGCAGGGCCTTCATGATTTTCATCGGTTTGCTCCTTCGGTGGTTACCATTTGCCCGCGGGGCAGGAAGCCCCTTGGAATCGGGTCTTGCTTGCCAGGGGACAGCTGCAGAGGCTGCAGCGCAGGAAAAGGCGGCGTCCGAGCCGTTCGACGTTCGGACACGCACGGCAGATCTCCAGGCGACGCTTCACGTCGTCTGGCTTGGCCAACACAGCCATGGCTCAGGGGTCTCGGTGGATGACGTGGGCGACTGCCCGGTCGGTGACGGCCAGCGCCTGGCCCTTGGGTGCCCGCAGCGCGGCCACGAGCTGGCTCAGTCCGTCCTGCTGGCGCAGCAGCAGCGCTGCATGATCGGCATCGTCGACAACTGCCTCGCCCTTCTTCAGCACCTGCACCTGGCCACCCGGCAGCCCAATGCAGAAGTAGCCGTCGCGGGCGAGCCAGACCAGCACCGGTGCCGCCGACTGCAGCCCAACCACGTCGCCATTGACGACCATGGCCGAGCCAGGCACGGCGCCGCTACCGCGCGCCACTGCCTGGCTGAAGTCCTTCGGGTCGGCGCCTGCGTACCAATAGGTCCGCGCGCCGGCAGCGACGTAGAGGCCGGCGCCATCCTGCAGTCCGTCGCCGATGGGTTCCATCAGGTCGATCGGTGCGTTGAAGCGCATGCGGTTGGTCGACGGCCGGAACATGCCGTATCGCAGCGGCTCCGACCACAGCACCTCCTGGCCACTGGCTACGAACTGCCGGCCATGCGCACCACGCACGATGTGGCCCGGCGGCAGCGGGCGGAGGAACTGAGTGGTTAGCGCCCTGCCCTCGCCGGCAGACAGCACCGGCGCCGAGCGGGTGCCGGCTGGCAGGATGACGTACTGCCGCAGCACCTGGTCGTTCGGCCCGGAGACGTACACCGCGACCGAAGCCGTGTCCGGCGCCACTGGCAGCGGAATGTCGCTCAGCTCGAACCCGCCGCCCTCGGCAATGTCGATCACTGCGGCCAGCGTGCTACCCGACTCACGGCCGAACCGATCCATGAACGTCACCGCAACCTGGTACTGCCCAGGCGCCAGCGCACTCTCGGCGGACGGTGCCAGTACCGGCTGGCCCGCGGGGTGCTCAGGCGACCAGGAATGCACCTGCAGGTCGATGTCGAGCACACCGCAGGAAGTGCTGTTGCTGAAGAAGACGCGATCGCCGATCAGCGTGTAGCTCAGCGGGTCCAGCCCGACGTCGATGCCTAGCGTTTCTACGCGTTCATCCTCATGCAGGGCATGAAGCTGACCGCCATCGACGAAGAGCCCGTACTGCAGGTGCTCATGGCTCCACAGCGAATGGGTCAGCGCGCCGGGCCGGAAACGCTGATGCCCGCGCCGGCGCTGCGGCCGACCGGCGGCGTCCAGGTCGACGTTGTCCGCCTCACGCAGCGCGCGCGGGATCCCATCCTCATCGGTTGGCAGCGCACCTTCCCCGGCCACGTTGTTGATGCCCAGGGGCCAGGGGCCTGCTGGGCGGAGATCTTCATCGCGAACGGGCATGTTAGAACCACATGGGTTGGGTGCCGGTGGCGGGGTCGATCGACAGCTGCTGCAGCGCGCGCGCGGTGGGCCGCTCGCCGAAGTAGCTCTCGAACAGTGCGAGGTGTCGGTCGGCGTCCGCGGTGCTGCGCTGCTCCGAATCGCGCTTGTTCAGGGCCCGCCAGCAGGCCCAGTGCACCAGCTTCCGGTGGTGGATGGCATCGACTACCGGCTCGTCCTCGCTGTCTTCCATCGCCTCGGCCGCCTCCGGCACGCGCCAGAGCGTGAGCTGCAGGACATCGACTTCCGCAGGCACCGGGCTCACCGACACCTCGCGCGCCTGTCGATCGCGGACCAGGTACTCCGGGCGCCCTGCCTCGGTGCGCCAGTGGTGGTGCCGTCCGTCCAGGGCGGCGCTGGTGGTCCTGCAGAGCGGGTCGGACAGGTTGCTGGCCAGCACAGCGCGCCGGACCACGTACACGGTCGGATGAAGCGGGTAATCGGCTCGGCCCGGCTCCAGGTTGATGTGGCAAATATCGGGGCGGCCGCTCTCCACGAGCAGCCGCGCCCGAATGCACGCCTCTTCCACAGCTTCGTTGAGGTGCCGGGTCAGCACGGCGTCACTCCACAGGTAGGGAGCCACGTCGTCGTCGAGCTCTTCCCGGCATTCCTCGATCAACTGGCTGAGGGTGCGCGCCTCCACGTCAGGCTTCCTCGAGCGCCTGGCTCAGCACCTTCAGGGTGGTGCCGCGCTGGTCGGGTTCCGGCTTGGCCAGTTCGAGGTCGAGGGCGGCCTTGATCACCACCTTGGCGATGCCGCCCTTGGTCAACTCGGCCTTCAGCTTCTGCCAGCTCAGGCCGTTCAGTTGGGCCGCGGCCTCAACGATCTCCGGCGGCAGAGTGGCGGCCACGTTGGCGCCGGCCGGCGGTTCGTTGCTGCCGGCGTCGGTGCCGGTCGTGGTGTCCGATCCGCCGGCGTCGGCATCGGCACCGGTGCTGCTGCCAGCCGGCGGTGGCGGCGAATCCTGCTCTGCAACGGGGGCGACCGGCGGTACCGGCTTGGTGGCGGTCTGCAGGCTCTGGGCCCGGGCGATGTAGTAGGCCTCCGGGATTCCCAGCAACCGCTGGATGTGGTCGGAGTTCTCGACGTCGGCGACGTGCTCCGAATCGGCATTGGCGGGATCGATCGGCACGAAGAAGTACACGTTGCCGTCCAGCTCAACGGGCGCCTTCGGGCGCTTGAACTTGCATGCAATCAGCATGGGATGCTCCTGGTAGGCGGGGCTGCAGCCGCAGCCCCGCTACGGTTGGGGGCTCAGGCCGGGAAGGCAGCCAGGCGCAGGATCAGCTCGCCCTGCTGGGCACCGGGGGCGGTATTGAGCTTCACGTACACCGGGCGGTTCACCGGCTTGGAGCCCAGGGCCTCGGCGATCAGGTGCAGGGACATCGGGATGAAGGCCGCGGTATCGGCAACCACTGCGGTCGGCGCAATGACGGTGTTGCCGGCCGCAGAGGCGCCGTCGATCGCGTCGGGGATGAAGACGGTGACGTTCTGCGCGGCCATCTTGCCGCCGGCGTCCAGCTTGGCGAACAGGCCCGAGCCCTGGCTGTGCAGCTTGTGGTTGGCCGGCAGCTCACCGATCAACACCAGGTCGCCATCCGCACCGGCCTCAACCGGCCAGCTGTAGTCGTTGACCACCAGCAGGCCGGCGGCCGGCGACGATGCGCCGCTGTTGCGGCCAATTGCGAGTTTCGTGGACATGGGTTTCTCCTGCGAAGGATGTAGGTTCTGGACGCAAGAGCCCCGGCATGCCGGGGCTCTTGGTGTGAGGCTTACTGCGGGTTCGGATCAGCCGCGGCGGTATCCAGGGCGATCGTGCCGAAGTCCTTGCCGTTGAAGCGCGTCTTCTTGATGCCGAAGATGGCGCCGGCGCAGATCTCGATGTCGTTGCCGTGGTCGAGCGGAACCTCGGACCAGTCGAAGCGCAGACCGTTGCCGGGCGAACCGAAGGCCAACACCAGGGCCTGGCGGCCCAAGTACAGCGCGCGAGCCGCTGCAACGTTGCCGCCGGCGCCGTAGTCCCCGAAGCGCACCACTGACTTGTGCTTGTGCAGGATCGTGTTGCCGATCATGCCCAGGTTGTCCTTGAAGATCGGGTTGCTGGCACCTTCAGCAGCTGCAGCCGCCTTCTGGATGTCCAACCAGTTGCCCGGATCCGTGGAGGTCTTCAGGTCATGCGCCTGGAACGGGTGCATGACGGTGACGAAGTGCTCGCCACCGGCGATGGTGATCGGCTGGATCTCCGCCACCTGGGTCGAACCGCCGCCCTGCGAAGCGGCCTTGGTGTTGGCGCGCTCGATCAGGACTCGGCTCATCTTGCCGGCCGAGGTCAGCGATGCCTTGCTGGCGCCGTCGCCGAACAGGATGTGCGAGCTGTCCGGCGTCTCGAACGGGTTGCCTGCGCGGCCGGCGTAGTTCAGCGGGACGTTGTAGTCCTCGTTGATGCCGCGGGCGCCCGAGCCGTACATGAAGAAGAGCTCGTCGTAGAAGCGCGCCCAGAACTCCGTCAGGCGATTGCGGCCGACCTTGCGCAGGTCGTGGACGGTGCGCTTGCGGCTCATACGGCCACCGCAGCTGACCGGCTTACGCGCCTGGTCGATGAAGACCTTGTCGGTGAAGAAGTCGAGCTTCTCGCCCTTGCCCTCGGCCTTCTGGTCGCCTTCGATGACGCCACCGGACAGCTGCACGGACAGGTCGTAGCTGATGGTGTCGCCGGCTTCCTGTTCCAGGTCGGTCTGCAGCATGACCGGCATCGAGGTCTCCGACCCCTTGCCCATCATCTTGCGCGTCCAGTACGACTGTTTGGATACCGAAACCATGAGGTCCGCAGACCACAGCTTCCGGGCCTTGGGGTCGTTCAGACCCACGATCGTCTGTGCCATGTTGCTTCTCCAGGGAGATCACGGCACTTCTGCGCCTCTGTCGTTGACCCGCACTGCTGCGCAGGTGTTTGAGGATGTTCAGCCCGTTGTGGGCGTTGGTCGGCGCGCCACGCGCTGCAGCGCGCCGCCAGTAGGTTGCTGCTCACCGGCTCGCGTGATGGTCACCGGGGTGTTGGATTCGATGATCACCCGCGAGCGCTTTCCGCTCTTCTCGGTGAAGGTGATCGATGCGCCTGAGCCCGACGGGATCAGGACCACGTCGCCGGGCTCCAGGGTGGTGTGCAGCTTGGGCATGAGGCTCAGTTGTCCGCCACGAAGGAGCCCGGCACGTCGCGCAGGATGCGATCGCGTTCACTCTCCGACTTGCCTGCCAGGAATGACTCGATGTCCTCGATGTTGTCCATTCCAGCGGCCGCATCGGCGGTCGAGCGGGAGGTGGGATCCGCCGCCGCCGGCACTGTGCTCAGCGTGGCTGGCACGTCTCCCAGCGGCGCGCTGCGATCCGGCTTCGCCGGCGCCTGCGCCACGGGCGGCGCGGTCGCGGCGGCGGATGCCTGCAACAGGCCCTCGGTCACCAGCAGGTCGCGCGCGCCGGCCAGGATGTCCCAGTCGGTCAGCTGCCGACCGGCAGCCGCGGCGTCATTCACCACCGACTGCATCGCCTGCTCCCACGCAGCGAAGCGGATCGGGCTTGCGGCGATCGCGGCATTTTCCGGGCGGGAGAGGAACTGGCGCTGCAGGTAGGCCCAGGACTGGTCTGCGTTCTGCTGGCTCAGCTGCTGCTGCAGGGCGGCGATGTCCTGGGCGCGCTCGACGCGGCTGCGCTCGTCGCGCAGATCCTCGTACTGCTGCTCGTAGGCCTCATCCTCCACGTCGCCGGCCTTGTACCTCTCCTTCAGAGCCTGCAGCTTGCCGTTGATGTCGCCGATTTCCTTGCCATAGTCGCGCTCGTCGGCTGCATAGGTCGGCACGAAGGGCGTGGCCGGCGGCGGCTCGGCCGCTGCTGGCGCCGCAGCGACCGCCGCGGCAGCGGCGGCGTCAGGCTGCGCCGCACCGTCCGCTGGAGCGGCTGCTGG